ATTCTTTTAATTTTAGTTTCTATATGAATAATCCTGGGTTCAATAAGATAAGGCCGTTAAAAACTTTAATTCATATTTTTAATACTCGTACTCAAAAGTATGAATTTGAAGGGCGAGTGTTAGGGCCTAATAAAAATATGGATAATAGCGGACTTCATAGCGATTCATATGAATGTGAGGGAGAGCTAGGATACTTACATGATTCTGTGCAGAAACATTTAGAGTTTAGGGGTACACCGAAGGAACTGTTTACAAAGATTCTTGATTACCATAATAAGCAAGTAGAAGAGAATAAAAGATTTAAAGTTGGAAATGTAACGGTTACGAATTCCACAAATAACCTTTATCTTTATTTATCAGCTGAGAAAGATACCTTCGACACAATTAAAGAAAAATTAATAGATAAATTAGGTGGCGAACTCCAAATACGTAAAGTAAACGGAGTTCGTTTTTTGGATTATTTAGAACGGATTGGTGAAGACAAAAAAGATGAGATTAAGATTTCAAAGAACTTAATCAGCATGTCTTGCGACATAGATCCAACTCAAATTATTACCCGTTTAACACCTTTAGGCGCACGAATTGAATCAGAGGAAGAAGGTGCAACCGATGCATCAGAAGCACGTTTAACCATTGAATCGGTTAATAAGGGGATACCCTACCTTGATGATGTGGAAGCCATAAAAGAATTTGGAATCCAAGGCGGTTCTATTACATGGGATGATGTAACGCTTGTTGAGAATTTACTTTCTAAAGGAAAAGAGTGGCTTAAAAATCAGAAGACGGCACATGTTCAATATCAAATCAGTGCAGTTGATTTATCTTTAATTGGATTGGATATCAATTCATTTGAGCCAGGAAATAGCCATCCAGTTATAAATCCAATCATGGGAATTGATGAGCGACTTAGGATTGTTGGTAAATCTTTAGATATTAATAGTCCACAAGATGCATCTCTTACAATTGGCGATAAATTAAAAACGCTAAATCAATATCAAAGTGATATGAATGCATCATCTCAAAAGGTAGTTGAGTTACAACAAACTGTTTCAAGGCAAAGTAATAAGATTGGCTCGCTATCAACTAACCTGGAACAAGCAGAACAAGAACTGCAAGCTTTGAAATTAGCTGTTGAGGATGCTGATTTGGAGAAGATAGTTCAGCTGGTATCCGACTTGGGGGATTCTTTAGAAAAAATTGAAGAAGAAATACAAAATCTTCCTACCACAGAAGTTATTGTGGAAATTCGAAGTGATATTGAAATAAATGCTAAAAACATTATTGCAGTTGATAAAAGATTAAAAACGGCTGAAATAGGAATTGAAACAAATAGTAAAAACATTGATACAAATAGTAATAGTATTGAGCAGATACAGACTGATTTAGAAGATATAAAAGATCGCTTGACTGCTTTGGAAAATGGAGGTGCAAAACGTGGCTAACATAAGTGGCTATCTAGATAAAATTCGAACAGCTATTTTTGGTAAAGATGTTCGTGGATCTATACATGATGGAATAGATGCTATTAATAAGGAAACAGAAGTAGCAACTGTACTTTCTAAGGACACACAACATAAGCAAACCGCTTTAGAAAAGAAATATGATGATCAAATTGCTAATATGACGAATGAAAATCCGTCTATTAGTGAACTTGTGGATTATAGAACGAGTGGCGTTACAGGTGAAGGGTTTGTTACGGCAGGAAAAAGAGCAGATGCTTTTGATAATCAATTGATAGCAACAAATGGCATGATTGGAGATTTATCGTTATTAGGCGCAGCGCATCGTGATTTAGCTACTTCTATAAGTGAGAGGGAGATAAATGTAAAAGATTTTGGGGCTAAGGGTAATGGAATAACAGATGATACTATTCCGATTAAACTAGCTATGGTTTATGCAGAACAAATGGGAGCTACTGTATTGTTCCCTGCAGGTGTTTATCTTGTGTCCGAGTCTATTGTTACAAATGGAGTCAGTATGAAAGGCGAAGCTGTTAGCATGTATAACGGAATTGCGATAGGAACACGTATTAAAGGTACCTCAAGGGATTTCTCTATTATTAAACAAGGCGCAATAAAAAAAGAAAATATAACATTTAATATAGAAAAAATCCAGGTAGAAGGTGGGAGCATAGGATTTGATTTTATTTACAGTGTGCATTCTGAGTTTTCTATGCTTCAAGCCGTTGATTGTAATCAAGGGTTCAATTTGGGGAATTTGTCTAGCGTTGGACATATGTCTTGCATTTTCAAATTATTACAAACAAAAGATTGTGTTCGAGCAATTAATATGCTTGGAAATGGGTATTTCAACGCTAATACATTCATTGATTGTTTCTTTTCTTCAGAAGAACAAGCAGGACTTTTGAAAGTTAATGGAGGAATTGGAGCGGTTGGTAATCGATTCATTAACACAGAGTTTCGCAGTGCAAATAGTTACGGAATTGAGTTGAATAACACGCAAAATACGGTATTTGATGGAGGATACTTTGAAAATAAATCAAGTGCTGTTTTAATCTCCGGTTATTCTAGCGCAGTCAAATTAAGTGATTGTACATTTGGAAGTTTGAAAAACAACAATCAAGAAGGAGAAAGAGCATTTGTA